TCCCAATGTATTATTTATTCATATTTTTTAGTTTTTCTAACAAACTATTGCGATCTGATACAATAACTCCAGAGCCAGTAACATCTACTCCTTGATCTCCTGCATTAGCATCGTAATCTAATTTTTGCTTCTTAAGTTGTAATTCAATCATCTTAAGTTTCTTATCAATTTTAGCTGCTTTAGCATCAATAGCATTCTTCAACATGCCGCCTGCTACTTCAAAGATACGTCCACTGTATCGTGCTTCTACATTCATACCTAAATCCATTAAGTCGTCATAAGCATCTGTGGCTCGCTGTGCTAGTGCATCAAATTCTTCATCGCTAGCATCCCCAAGTCCTTTAACTGCAGGTAGTGCAGCCGCAATCTTGTCAAACTCACTCATGTTACGTAGAAATGGTTGTGCAATTTCTGCTGCCATTTCCTTCTCAGCTTTTTTGATAGTCTTTTTGCTTTCAGGCAAATTTAAGATTTCTTCAAGTTTTTTCATAATAATACTTATCGTTTTCCGCCACGGTGGAATAACTCTTGTTCAGTAAGTATTCTAAACTTGATACCTTGTCTAGCACACCATTCGTATGCTGCTCGCCATTTTATTTGATTCTTTGCGTACTGTAGTTGGTTGTTGCGATTTTTACCAACCTTTTCTTGCAGTGTTTGATTTTGTGGTTTAACTTCAATTAGTTCAACTTGCATTTGCCCTTTAGCATCTGCATATTGTATAAAAAAGTCAGGTACATACACTGTGCCACGTCCGGTAAAGGGATCTTTATAGGGGATTTTAACAGCTTCACTGGCCCATTTTAGTATACGAGTATCAGTGTCACAGAAACGCATGAATTGCCATTCCCATGAGCTACGATATGTTGGGGGTCTATTTCCTACATATTTGTCTGGGTTGACTACTGTGTATTTTCCCTGTGCAAAACGACTCATTGCCTAATGTTTCTGCTTTCAGTAGTTTCTTCTACTGTGGTCAATTTAAATCCCAGTGCTGAACTGCGATCTCTGTAGACGTTTAAAACTTCTGTAACTACTTGACTTAGTTGTGCATCAGTTAGACCTTTAATAGTATCTAACAGTTTAAAAGGATTTACATTTTCTAATCTAGCTTGATTTAACAATACAATTGCAGTACTACGGGCCGCACTGTCATCAAACCCACGCTTTGAAAAGAATCCAACAACCGCATCAATTTGATTAGTGGGAAATGTTATTTGATGTAAGAAGAACTTATCAAAGAAATTTCTTACTTCGTCAGTGTTTTTGTTATCAGAGGGAAGATTAGAATTTTTGTCTAACATATTATTTGCCAGTTATACTTTTTAATATACCATTAGTTTTATTACTACTGATTTCAGCAACTTTTATATCAATACCTTTTAATGATCCATTATTTGACACTTGTACTGCTTGCAATCTTCCAGCAGTAACTGAGGTATTACCTGTAGTGACATTTACTAAGGTTAGCTGTAGTGCTGAAATTGTTGTGTTACCATTTGGCGTTGTTTTTCCAGCATTTGTCAACATCTGTGTGTTATTATATAAATTAGTCTGTGCTGTTGCGCTAGCTGATGCGTTTATTGCAGTTGCATCTGCTATTATGTCTTTTAGATTGCTACCAAAAATTTGTTCTGCACCTGTAATAACACCACTAGTACCATCTACTGCTGATATACTAGTTCGGCCACCTAACGTTAACGGACTAGGAGTTTGGTCGTATCTACCTTGACCGAATCCAGATGGTGTGCCTGCGGCAGCACTACCGCTGTCGTACACTACTGCTTCGTATGCAATGGTCATAGTATGTTCTGCACCCTCGCTTTGAGAATAGCTCATTGTATCATGAGACCAGCTGATAATTATAGGATTAATTAGTTTATACCCTACCCACTGTCTTTTAGCAAATGTATGTACTTTGATAAAATCTAAAAAAGGTTTAACTGGTTCATTTTCTAAACCATAGAAAGACATTGGTGCCCAAGGTGATTTTTTATATAGTCCGTTTTTAGCAGCCTTAGTATCACTAAAATAATATTTGTAATAACTTTCCCACAGTTTTCTAACAGTGTTAGAATTATCATCATGCATTTTAATAGTTATTGGCAAGTATGTCATTGTGCTTTGTATGACACGTTTTCTATTATATTGATTTACTGTTTCGTTGGTTACTTGAAACTTAGGCAAGTCTACACTTTTGACTAGCACATTAAGATCAGCACCGCAGCCTTTGCCGCTAAACTGAACGTGGTATTGGAACTTTAGGCGAGGAGCTAGAGCAAAGTCGCCATCAACAAATACCCTGGCGGCATGCTTATAGTCGCCAAGGCCTTTGCCACCTATGTTATTAAATTGTCCGCTGGATTTACTAGTCATACAATATTTATCTATACAGATAAACTGGGTAGATAATGATAAGTTATAAAAAAAGCAGCCGGAGCTGCTTTTTCTTAGTTTTAGATACCGCCGCCTGGGCCTGTAGCTGCTGTACCTGTTGTACGTGTAACAGGAGCACCAATACCAGCACCGTCTGGAATCTGTAGGCAGTTGTCTGGCTGAATTGACAGGTCAATCTGCATAGGAGTCTGTTCTGCATAGCTCATAGACTGATAGTTAGCGGATACAATATAGCATCCATAACATTCCCATGTCTCAAGAACATTAGGAGTGCTTGCACCATTGCCACCGTCTAGAACTTCAATACGTAGATTGAATTTATAGTCAATAGCCGAAGCTGCACTTGCTTGCTCAAAGAAGTCAAACTGCTTTTGCATCTGCTCGCCAACTAACTTGCTGACGTTACCAGTAACGTCATCACGCAAGCTGATTGCCATTGGTTGCCAAGTGTGCTTGCCTGCATAGTTGATTGTACTGTTGTAGATCTCAATTTTTTGCGGTGCAAATGCTACGTTTGGCTTAGCAGCAGTCATGACTTGCTTGGTAAGTTCTGTAGTTGGTGTTGAAACGCCAAAATTTTCAAACATCACTCTAAAGCGATATCTTAGTTTTGGCATTAACATGCCCTGTGAGCTAGCACTTTGATCGCTAGCTAGGGGTACTGTAAATCTTGTTAATGTTGCGATTGCCATGTTATTCTTCCTTTAAATTATAGACCTGCGATCTCGCCAGTGTTTTTCAAGCGTAGTGGAATGTAAATAAACTCAACTGCTTTAACTGGTTCAATAGCAATATCAATCCATAGCTCGTTTCTATCGATTCTGCTTGGAGTATTGTTACTTTCGTCACACACTACCAAATAGTCATATAGAGCACGTTGTCCTACTAGTTCTAATAGTAACGCTTCTACTGCACCTTTTACTTCGTCTCTAGTGATCTTGTCATTAGGTTCAAAGATATATGGTTTAGCTAGTATGCTTAGTTGTCTACGTAAGTAAATTACTAAACGAGCCACGTTAATACGATCTAATGCACTGGCTGCACGAGCACGTGTCTTTTGACCGTAGTTAACCAATCCTGTTCCTGTGAAGAACGTAATAGGATTAACTTTTCTTTCGTATAGTGTATCACGTTGGCCGTTGTTTAGTGCAACTGATTTAAACTCACCTTCGCTAGTAATATAACCAACTGCTGTTGCATTAGTAATACCACCACGACGTACACCAGCTGGTGCAAACCATGGATAAGCAACTTGGTCATTTAGAGCAATAGTTCTTAAGATCATGTGGCTTGGAGGAACAGCAACATTGTTACCAAAGTTGTCACTTGAGAAGCCCCATGGATAGAACATACCCATGTATTCATCGAAGCTGGCTGCGCCAATGTCGTTGTCTTCTAACGCACCATTTTCGTTGTTACCCCATGCTAGCAAACTAGTTGCATCTGGTGTTAAACGTGCTGGTGTATCTGCTACAACAAACGCTGTTAAGCCACGATCGTAGTTCAAGCTGATTAATTCACCAGTTAACTCAGGATAACCTGGGCAAGCAAGTAAGTTAAAGATTCTTGAATCTTCATCTCTAATGCCTTGGTTGCTGTTAACAGTTGCTTGTAGAGCTTTAACCACTACTGCACGTTGTGCTTTGCGTCCAAAACTACCTGAACCGTCTGCTTGGTTATTTGAAACAGTAACCCAACGGTGTTCGTAGTACAATGCCATTGATGCATCATTAGCTCTTGGATTTGTACCAGCAAGATCAATAGAGTCACGTGCAAATGCTTTTACATTGTAACCGCTGCGACGTAGGTTCCATAACAACATACCTTCAGGATATAGTGCTGGATCTGGAGCATCTGGATCTAAATAATTACTAGTTAATAGTGCTGTAATTGTTCCAGCTTCGTAACTGTTTACACCGCTGGTATTATAACGTGCATCAGCAAACAATACGCCATCTTCTGAACTTTGGTCAGTTTTATCAACTAGTACCCAGCATTTTGTTACAGGATAAATTTCTTCCAAATCTGCATTATATTTGTAAATTTGTGGGAAGTTCTCCATGTCAGCTGTGCTAATCCATAAATCACCTGTAACTAATACTGTACCATCGCTTTGTGTTTCTGGAGCAGTAGCAGCAACTTGTGGACCTTCTGGGTCAGTAGTTGGGAATAAAGTTTGATAACCTACCCATGTAGTTCCATTGTGAGCCATAATGTCAACTTCATCAATTACTGAGCTATACCATAGTGTACCATCTGCAGGAATTCTGCTAGGAGCGTCTGCACTAGCTACATAAACTAGCGGTACCCAGTTGCTGGCAATAAAATCATATAGTGCATCACCTGATGGTGCTAATGTTAAGAATGCAGTGCCTTGGCCAAATGTACCAGAACTTGGTTCGTAGTTTCTAGCTGCAAAGCCGTAATCTACTAATGGAGTGCCCGTACCTTCTGCCATGCGGAACTCTCCGCCTAGTCTGTGTTTGATCAACACACGATTTTGTGCATCAACTTCTGCTTCAATGTTAGTAAATCCTGCTGAGTTAATAGCAGTAGCTAACAAATCTGCGTCTGCTGCTGTTTGAGCAGGAGTCCATGAAATTGTCTTGGCTGCGGCTAGCGTAGTTTCTCCTACTAGACTTTCTGCTAGTGTGAATGTGCGTAAAGTAGCACCTGAAATACCAGTTGCGCCAATCTTAGCTGATTGAATAACTGTTGCACCGGTTGCTCCACGAATCCATAACTTAACGTCTGCAATACGAGGTGTGCCATCACTGCCATCTTGCTCTGTCATATTTGCCTGAGCATACACTTGGCCTGATGCTAGATTTGCGCCACCGCCTGCGGCATCTAATCCGTAAATTGCCTCGTGCCCAGCAGCGTATACTGGAGCAGTAACTGCTTCCCAAGCTGTTGTAGTTTCATTCCAACGCTTGACACTTAGTTGAGCACCTAGATTAGGTTCAGTAGTCTTGATCCAAACTGACCCTGTTGGGCGAGCCTTGCCAGCTGAACTCTTGTACTGCGGTACTTGAGTATGCGGCTTGATCTGTAATCTTGGAGCATAGTATGTGCCTGCAGTGATGCCTAACACACCACTAGCACCAATTAATGTACCACTTCCATTAGCAATAACAATAGCATTACTAATATCAGTGTCAGCGGCAGCGCCATCTAATTGGCCGTCACTGTAAATTTCTAGTTTTCCATTAACTACGGCTGCACTAATACCAGTGCCATCCATTACTAGGTTAATATTGTCTCTAACACTAGTTAGTGTTGTGCCTGCTGTAACTGTAGTTGCATTAATAGTAAATGTATCACCATCCGTAGGTTGAACTGTAACTACTTTACTAGTAATTGCTGGCCATGATTTAAACCACTCATCAGTACCTACTTCTACCCATTGTCCGGCAGTTTGGCCAATAGCAATACCACGACTTCTGTACCAAATTGTACCAGGGTGTAGTGTTGTCAGTGCTGGATTATCAGCGGCTGCGTCCTCAACCATAACAATGGCATAGTCTCCGATTGCACCAACTGATGCTAAAGGTGCGCCTGAACCGTCAACTTTAGTTGGGTCAGTGATAACGCGAGGAATTTTATTTGTAAATTTCTGGCCGCCTGTGGTTGCAATAGAAGCACCATTCCATTCAAAAATACCAAACTTTGAATTAACAGTATCTAACCAGTGTGTACCATTTGCAGGATTTGCATCTGGTTCTGTAGCACTGGCATCTAATTGCGCTAGGTCTAGATCAGCACGTACAACAAATGCACGATTGCTAACACCTAGTAAACTGTACGCAGCCTGTAGACCGTATTCGTTTTGCTCACCAGCATGAACTGGATTATTGCTTGCGTCTGTCTTGAAGATTGGATCACCAAATGTGTCACCAAGATCTCTCTGACTTGTTAGAAGATAAACTTCTCCAGCGTTAGCTTTAAGTGTACCCGGGGCGGTTCCGGAAGCTCCGCTGTTTGCTTTATTTTCAGCAGTAGCTACAATAATTAAAGGTACTGTACCCGGTGCCGCTGGTGTATAAAATGATTCGTCAATTACTTTGACTTCTACGCCTGGTGAACTTAATGCCATCTTTGGAATCTCCTAAGGTTTTTGTTCTACTAGTATTTATTGATAAAATCTAAAAATGGCTAGTTATAACACACCAAAAAGGGGTCAAAAAGGGCAACTAAATACACGATGACAAGACCACTGTGCGGATGCGGGCTTAGACCTGCTGCTATTAACTATCGTAAGGAAGGTAGAGTGTATTATCGCTCTAAATGCGAAACCTGTACACGATATGGGGGTATAGGTAAAGGTATGCCTAAGTGGCATCAGGATGGATATCGCATGAAGTCACTGTGCGATAAATGCGGCTATAAGAGCAAACACAAGGAACAGTTTAATGTGTTCCATGTAGACGGGAATCTAAATAACTCCCGCCCTACTAACCTCAAGACAGTGTGTGCAAACTGTCAGAGGACTCTTCATAAGGAAGGTTTTCAGTGGCGTCAAGGGGCTCTGACACCAGATTTTTAATCTGTGCAAATAACTGGTCAATTGATCCGTTATTATCTATTTCAAGGTCAATTCCCTTGCCAATCCATGCTGTTTCGCTAGCATGAATGCCTCGTTGTTCCATACGCATTTTGCTCACAGCCCAGGTCATGTTAGTAGGACCTTGATTTACATTCCATGCATCTTGATACCATTCTGGGTCAGCGCCGCGAATAACACGTACTACTTGGCCGCCTGCAGATTTAATAGCTTTGATTTCATTAGGAAAACGTACATCACTGATAACGATGTTATCGCCTGTTTTACGCATTTTATTTTCTAAACTAGCAATCCAGATGTCATCGTGATATCCTTGGCGACAGACTTCAGTTCCCCAGTACTGTAGAATATGTCGTGGGGTAATGTCTTTACCTAGACGATCGCTCCACCACTCGTCACGTTGCTCTCGCCATTCGCGAGCTTCTTTTGTACGCCCTTCCAACAGAACGCGGTCCCAACCAAATACGGCTGCTACCGCGTCTTTCAATGTGTTTGCAAATGAGTCACGGCGAAATCCGTGAAAGTTAACCAAGTAGTCTGCGGCAGTGTCTTTGCCTGAACCAATAAATCCAACGAAGCCTATGATCATATTATCTCCAGTGATAATATATATT